ATATTTTAGAGGCCCCTGATAATTCTGCTCTTAAAGCTGATAGTCCTATATTTGCTCCTAAATCTAAATAAACATCACCGGGTTGAACACCAGGTCCATATTTATTTAACTCATCATGGATTAAATTCCCCCAAGCCATAGCACCTTCCCAGCCATAATTAATACCTACATCTTGATGTCCTTTACTAACATCCCAGCTTGACATATCTATTAATTTTCCATCTTTTGTATAAAATTGTTTACCGTTTCTTATCATTATATACTATATCTTTCTGTGCCCAACATTATTTTTAATACGTTTTCGGGGATTGCTGATTCTACATAGGGATCTAACTTAGCTATTGCTTGAGTAACATCTTGTGCTATAATCGGCACTGTTTTAATTGTTCCTCTATCAACATATCTACACTCATATAATAAATTATCTTTTATTTTAGATAAACCCAATAATTTTATTTCTAATATCGCTGTATTTATGTTTATTTCCTGTAAAGAAGCTGCTAATTCTTGGTCTTCCTGTTTATATTTTTTTCTAATACTCATAATTAAAATGGTAAGTTTTTTGGATCTAACTGTGAAGATCCCATTCCTATTCTATAACTATCACTATCAAAGTGCTGTGTTGATACTTCAAATATACAACTTCCTTCTTCGAGAGCCAACATTTGGTGAGGCTGTCCTGGCATTAAATGTATACAATCTCCTTCTGTTACTTCAATTGATTTATACTCAGCATCCTCAGTATCAATATATTTGTACAAAAATTTTCCTTTAGAGATGTACCATGCTTCATCTTTTAATAAATGATAATGCATTGAAAATGATTTATCCTTTTTAAATACTAATAACTTACCGCAATAGAATTCATTATTAATTATCCATAACTCATGACCCCATGCTTTTTCATGAATTTCTCCTTTATAAGGCATTGCTTCTAATGTGTGGTCTCTCATATTAATGTCTTGATGTTCCCTTCCCAGCTGATGTTTTGTACCAAGGTAAACCTTCTCTTTCCTTCATTATATCCTTAAACTCTTCCTCAGAATATTCAATCCCACTTAAAAAGTATCCCCTTTTAAACTCTGATTGTTTATTGATAGGTACTATTGCTGGTGAATCGTATCTGTGATGTTTAAAATGTTCTTCACCTTCTAATCTAATTAAATAATGTCTAGCTCCTTTATATTTAATTACTTTTTCTTCATAAAATTTACTGCTCATAATTTTTATTTATTTAATTTATTAGTATTTTTTTTAGGCATTGTTAATCCTCCTATAGTATGTATTTTATTATCTTCTTCAGACCAAGGTCCAGGTTTATCAGCCCATTCTAAAAAATCATTTATTTCTTTTTGGTCATTTACAATTTGTTCTGCTACTAATGTCCCTTGAGCACCTGATACTGTAATGCCTCTTGCACTTAAAGCATCACCTACAAAATGTACATTAGGGTATGTAGTTAAACTTAAATCATTATAGTTAACTAATGGTTCAGGTGACAAATATTTTACTTCAGGTACATAAATACCCCAATCATCTTTAAGTGTTGGGAATACTTTTTTCATATCTTCAATAAAATCTTCTATGTAATCATAATAACCTTGAAATGCATCTTTAACTTGATCTAATGATTTAATAGGCATAGCATCAACTTTTATACCTTCACTTGTCATTCCTGCTTCACGAGTAGGTGAATAATATAAACCTGTATGAGTCTTACGAGCAAATCTACCTTGGCCTTTACTATTATCAAACCAAGTTTCATTTACAGCTTTAACTAATTCTCTTGACCAGGTAAAAGGTTCATCAATACCTTGAATTTCCATTAATATGCCAAAATTGGTCATATTGTTTCTATGTTCTTCTCCTTTTTTAGCGTGTCCATTGTAGCTAACATCCCCATACGTTTGCTCAACGGCAACATAAGCTGCGTTGTTGTTAGTACAGAATGAACGTAATGATACTCCTTTGTCTTCGAATTTACGATACAATTTGAAATCATAGCTTACATCAATAAGTTTTTGAAAGTGTTTTTGTGGTGCTTCAAATCGGACACCAATTTGTACTGGTTTTGGTTCAGTTGGTAGTTCATATTTTTCAGCTAATTGTTTACCAAAGTCAATACCTGATTTACCTACACCAAATATTAGACGGTCATATTCAAATGTATGTGTTAGATCAGATTGTAGTACTATTACAGTTCCTGTTTGGTTTTCAAAATCAATTGAAGTTACCTTAGCTTCCCATTCAAATTTAACACCTTTAGATACTAGATAATCATACCAATTTTTTCCAATTTCGTGTAGGTAATCTGTACCAACGTGCCATACAGGGAATAAACGTAAACCAAAATAGGGTTTAATAAAATCTGGTTCTGCAATTGGATTTGAACATTGTACTTCCTCTGGTTTGGGGTGGAAACGTTTAAAATTATCTATCACCTGATCAAATAATTCCATTGCTTTTTCTTCCCCACAATATTTAGATAATTGTCCTCCAATTGAAGTATGGTAAGTTAATTTACCATCAGACCAACCTCCTGCACCTAAAAATCCTGTCATTACTTCTTCATAGGGTCTTAAATAAGGGTCTTTACCCATATCAATAATGGTAATTTTACCATTATAACCTTCATCTACTAGCTTAGTAGCAGCATTTACATTTGCTACCCCGGCTCCAACCATTACTATGTTTTTATTCATCTAGACTTAAATTTTATTTGTTATTAATATACGAAAAAAAAATGTGACCTCCAAATGGAGGCCACAGATCTCTAAATTTATTTTTATATAATCGCTCGGCTATGAATCGAGCTGTAAGTTTATTGTATTATGGTTGGGGTTCTGTTGCAAATGCTAGTGCATCATTTTTTAAAATTCCATACCCTGATAGTAATAAAACACCAGCAGCTAATTCATCGGAAGTTGAAGGAACTACAGTTCCTATACTTCCCGCTCCACCAACTTCTCCAATTTTTATACCTAATATTTTACTAACAAATTGACCTAAAGTACCGGTAGCAACATCCCAATGTACTCTTCCACCTGCATCGTTTGTATTTAATCCTAAGGGTTCGTTTCCAGCAACTATTACATTATAATGATCTGTACTTGGAATAACTTGTCCTGGAAGTTTTGAAACTGTTAATGGGTTGGCATTTCCTCTAAATCCTATTTGAGCAAAATTATTTGACCAATCAGATGGAGATAAAGTGCCCCCCTGGCTTACATATTCATCAAGGTCAACTGCTCCTATTGCAAATCTACTTTTTCCTACAGGAAAAGTAGTTGGGAGACCATCTGCGGGGCCTTGGAATTGGGAATTAGTACCTGCTTGTATAGGTGCTGATCCACACATTTCATTATCTATATTAAGGCTACCTCCTATAGAAGAATTATTTAGAAAATTTGGTGTGTCTATTACAAAATTTTGTTCTTGGTCTACTGTGTATAGTCCTGAATTATCATTAAAATTACACCAAAGGCCTATCCCCGTGCCAGTTTGAAAGTCTGCTCCATCTACGTACAATCCACTAAATATGTGATATTTCATGTTTTATTATTTTTTATTATAAATATATTATTTTAATTAATAATCATAATCATCATCATAATCATCATAATCTTCTTCTTCATATGTATCGTCTTCAAATTCAGCTTCATAATCAAACATATCACCTACTGTATTAGGGGTGTATTTACCTTGTTTAGCTTCAATATGAGATAAAATATGCTCTAAAGCATCCTCAATAGTTTCTTCATAATTAGTTCCATTTCTAAATATCATATTCATTGCTGATCTTACACCTGTGTTAGCATTAACCAAAAATGAATGAGCTGGTCCTGCTGTTTCAGTACCATATCCTGTATGGTATTCATCTCCATCATTATAATAACGATAAACAATTCTATTAATAGCTCTTAACATTTCACCTTCCATAGTATCTGATTTGCCAGATCCTGCTACTAATTTATCATAAAGAGGTTGATTTCTATCTTCTAAGGCTTTACCTACGAATTCATTTAGTAGCTTACCTTCAGCTAAATATTTTGTTAAATCGAAGTTATTCATTTATTTTAATTTATTTTGTCCTCACGTAAAAAGCTTCCTGGAATGTCATCTTCACCACTGAATGTATCAGGGTGTTTAGATATTAATTCGCTTTCCATAGCTTTTATAAGTTTTACATAATCTTCTTTTTTAGCTTTTTCTACTTTTTCAGCATACTTGTTAAATATAGCAGCACCCACTTTTGAGTCTGGGTGTTTTGCTTCGTCTCTAAGTTTTTGAGCTAATACGTTTTCGTATAAGCGACCTTCAGCTAAATATTTTTTATAATCGAAATTTTCCATTTTATTTAACAATTACAACAAGTACAACTACATGAAGTACCGCACTTACATATTTGACAATCACATTTGTTCATTTTTATATATTTTAAGTTTTAAACTTCCAGTGCCTTTGATTACTCTATGCCACTGATGTCGAGGTATAAATATACGTTCCTGAAGAGAAGATGGAAGGGAATTATCAAGTTGTAAACTCCAATCAGTTTCTCCTATAATTTCAACTACTCTGTCTTCATCATCACGATGCCAAAGTAATTCTATAGGATCAATTGATTCATTAAATTGTCTTAGAATATAATTATCTGTAACTTCTAAGTCAATATATGGTTTACCAGAATCCAGAAAAGCTTGATTTGAGTCCGAGTAATTTTGCATATCTAGGTAATCTACAACTCCAATAACCTGCTTTAGTTCTGTCTTTTTTAGTTGAACATTTGTGTCTTTTTGCAAATGCTGCGCGGGCCTTAGAGTCATTTATTTTTGCTCTTAAACCACCAGATCCAAATCTAACGGTTTTAATCTTTTTAGTTTTAGGATCCTTAACGTATACTTTGTAAGCTTTTCCACCTGAAGATGAACGCATTGGTTTTCCTATTGGTCTATTATCTTTTTTCTTAGCTTTTTTCTTTTTAGCTTCATCTAAACTACCAGCTTGTAATCTAACAAAACCATTATCTTTTAACCATTTAGCTGCTTCTTTAGCATTAGAAGCTTCTCCATCATAATTATCAGTTTGGAAATAATAACCCTCTGGTGTCTTATAAACATCTACCATGCCATCAGGACCATCAAAAATTGCAATATGGTTAGGAGAATTAAATGTTCCTTCATTTATATCAAAATGACTGCTAAGATTATTTTTAAATATATCAAAATCACTTCTA